CTGGCGCAAGCGGTTTCTGAATAACGACTGGTTCTATCAGGACGATGAAAACTCTCTGTTCAAATCCCGCACCATGAACCAGCTCACCATCCAAGAGCTGAAGCGCGGCAAGAAGTACATTGCAGTTGACCCGAACGCCGGCGGCAAAGACCGTGCGTCGATTTGTTTATGGGAGGGCGATACGATCGTGGAGTTCGCGGTGTATACCACCGAGGAGCTTATGAAAAAGGCAAAGCCAGAAGAGCTGAACCCATACAACCCCGGCGCAGTCATTGGCCGCCTCACAATCGAGATGGCCGTGCGCGAGAGCGTTGGCGCGCGCGATATAGTCGGCGACGTTGTTGGTATCGGGCAGGGTTGGCTCACATATATGCTCTCCAATGGGTACAAAGCCGTTCGACAGTTCCGGTCAGGTGATGCGCCGGTTCAAACGGCTGAGGAACGCGAAAAGAAAATCAAGCCGCCGTACTTTGACCTGCGCTCTCAGATGTTTGCGCTATGGGCACTCGATATGGATAACGGCCGGGTTTTCTTCTATTCAGACTGCCCGCATCTTGCTACACTAAAAAAGGAGTTACAGCTCCATGAGGGCGATGCGACAAGCAAAGTAATGCGCGTTACCCCGAAGGATGAAATGAAAGCTTTACTAGGGGGCGGCAGCCCAGACGTTGCGGACTCTGCAATGATGGGATACTACCTACGATACATAAACCAAAAGGACGCCAGCCTCGGTGCTGGTGTTGCTACCGTTGGAAAAACATTTGATGACTTGTATAATCAAGGTAACGCTTATTAAAAAATTAAATAACGGAGGCCAGCCCACATGAAGATGAAAATTGGTCGGTACGAAGTCGAACTGGCAAAGCAGTCCGCTCCGAAATCCGATGGCAAAGAACAGGGAAGCGCCGACTCTGGGTTTACGAGTAGCCAGTACTTTGGCAACGAGTCTGGCCTTGGTGGTGTGAGAAACCCTAGCATAAAAAACATCATGGACATGATCGACAATGATGGTACTGCAGCGATGCTTTACAACGTCATGGCCTTTCCTATCATGGCCTCGGCTTGGCACATCGAACACGACCCTGCTGATGTGCTAGAAACAACAGACGCAAACGGCAACAAAATCACCACTCACCCACAGGCTGATTTTATCGACAGCTGCTTGCGGAACCCGGAACACAAGGGTGGTATGTCCACGCCGTTCTCGAACATCGTGGCAAACATGTGCTTGGCTATCGCACAGGGCCACCGCTTCTTTGAGATTGTCTACAAGGTAAATGCCGAGGGGCAGATCGTATTTAAAAAGGTTGCGCCTCGTGAGCACGGTTCCTACACGATAAAGAAAGACGACACCGGCGGGTTTGGCGGCGTTGAGCAGAGCGTGAAAAAGGACGGCAAGACTCAGAAAGTTCTTATTGACTTACCGTACTGTTTCCTGTACACGTACCGCAAAGAGCGCAAGCCACTCGAAGGCATGACCGCGTTTCGTGCTGCGTTTTATCACTACGACAAAAAGCACCGCCTCTACTACCTGCAGAACCAGCAGGGACAGGTTACGGCTATCCCACTCAAGACGCTCGAGCAGCCGGATGCTGACGTAGACCCGAAGGTGCGCGACGCAAACCTAGCTGCCGTCGATAAGATGGCAGTCCGGCCGTCTATCGCACTGCCATTCGGTTGGAAGCTTACCGTACACGACCTGAAGCCGGGCATTGACCTGAGTAAATATGTGGACGGTCACGACGTACAGATGGCCCGTTCGGTACTCGCACAGGGGCAGCTACTCGGTAACCAAACCGCAAGCACCGGCGGTTCGTACGCGCTCAGTGAGTCGCACTGGGACTCGTTTATGCTTGGCGAGCAAGCGGTTATGCAGAGCATGGAGGAGCACATCACTGCGTTTCTTATCAGCAAGCTCATTGACTACAACTTTGAGAACCCGCTATATCCTGAGTTCAAATTCAACGCGCTAGACGATACGGCAACCGCGCTCCTGCAGGAGGCATTCAAATCGCTTGTTACCAAGGGCACTGTGCCGCAATGGGTATCTGACGGCATCTCGAAAAAGGTCGCAGAGCAAATGGAGATTGAGGAGCCAGAGGATACCAGCACCACAAACGACAACACGGGCAACGGAACCGGTACAGGAGACGCGCCAGCTGCTGATGCGCCTGCAGATACCACCGTGCAGAATTCGCGCCCAAAAGGTAACGCCACGCTTGCGAAAGGTAGCAGCGAGTGGTGGCGTGAATTGACCGCGCCTGAAGCAAAGGTGCAGTTCTCTGCTATCAAAAAGCAAGCCGACAAAGCCGAGGATAAACTGGTCAAGGATATGAAACCAGTGTTTGATAAAATCTCGGCCGACACCACCAAGCGGCTTAAGCCACTACTCGAAGAGAAGGGTGCCAAGGCGCTCGACGGTTTCACGCTGAAGTTCGACAACGAGCTGCGCGATGTTATGAACACCGCTATGGTGGATATGTACGGTACGGCAAAGACAAACGCTGCCGACGAGCTGAAGCTGAACGCCCCGGCCAATAAGAAAAAGTCCAAGGACCTCATGGGAGAGCACGTAAAGGCAATCGTCGATAAGCAGTTCTCGGACCTCCTGTTTGAGATTAAAACCACCGTTACAGACGCGATACGCAAAAACCTGATGGATAAGACCGAGCTGAGCGTTGGCGAGGTGCTGGCGCTTATATCCGGCATCTTCTCGTTGTTCTACGACGACAAAGAAACCCTGACTGCCAGCTCGCTCATTACCACGGCTATAAACATCGGCCGCGATGATGTGTTCCAAGAGTATGGCAACAAGATATACGGTTACCAGTACAGCGCAATCCTCGACGAGGTTGTATGCGCGGTTTGCGAGGACCTCGACAGCAGTGTGGTCGACGAGGCTACTTACTACTCGACAAAGTGGATGCCACCAATTCATTTCAACTGTCGCTGTATCTGGGTTGCGATTATGAACGACGAAGAGGACAAGCCAGACTTTACTGGCCTGCCTGACGCGCCGGGTGGCACGACAGAACCGTCGCTGTCGCACTCGCATGAAATGGTAACGCTTGGAAAGGCAGGGAAGTAATGGCACGGAACAATACACTTGAGATACGACGCGGCGATACATACGAGTCCGATATTGAGGTTACGGACGACAAAGGTGTCGCTATAGACATTACTGGGTATACGCTGCAGTTTATGATCAAGCGAAGCATCGACGACGATGATGGTGCCGCTTTGATTAGCAAAACAGAGACGTCATTTACCGACCCCACGAACGGAAAGACTACGTTTGCGGTTCTAGCAAGCGAGACGGCCGCATTGCCGGTTGGTACGTTCGTGTATGCATACCAGTTAATCGACGGCAATGGTAACGTTGCGGAGTCAGAAAGCGGTCAGTGTGATGTAATCGCTGACGTAATTCGAGGCATATCATGAGCGATAAGGTTATTGTCAAGCAGCCGATACACATCACTGTTCGTGGTGCCAACAGTAACCTTGTCAAGATGACCGTTCAGTCAAAAAATAAAGTGAGCTTTGCCGTCAAGCAGGCAGCCGTTGGCGCGCAAGGTCCGCAGGGACCAACCGGCCCACAAGGACCGCAGGGGCCTGAAGGTCCAGCCGGGCCGCAGGGTAATGACGGGCCACAAGGGTTGCAGGGTATTCAGGGAGTACAAGGACCGCAAGGCCCACAGGGTGTCCCCGGCGATCAGGGTGAGGTTGGTCCAGAGGGGCCACAAGGACCGCAAGGTGTACAGGGTCCTTCCGGCACTAGCTTCACCGTGAAAGGAACCGTTGCAACGGTTGGTTCTCTGCCGTCGTCTGGGAACTCCGTCGGTGATGGATATATCGTTACTGCAGATGGCGACTTGTACGTGTGGAATGGTAGCACTTGGGTTGACGCAGGCCAGATAGTCGGTCCTGAAGGCCCACAGGGGCCACAGGGAAGTCAGGGGCCACAGGGTATCCAAGGCATACAGGGGATACAAGGTATCCAAGGGTTGCAAGGAGACCAAGGCGAACAAGGTCCACAGGGCGTACCGGGTGTACAAGGACCGGCTGGTGTCGTTGACTATAGCAAAGTAATCGCGCTGGCGGTGGCGCTATAAGGAGCAGTATATGAAGAAACTTATCACAAATTATGCGTTTGACGCCGCGAGCAAGACGGTTACTCTTGAGGACTATGCGTCGCTTAATCAGTCCGGGTTGCTGCTCATAACAAACGTCACAGACGGGGTACTCCTATACAACTTCGCAGACCCAGCGCTTGGCGCAACAATATCGGGTAATGTGGTCACGCTAGAATATGACACAACATCCATGGCTTCCAGTGATATACTTCAGGTATGGTACGACGACGGTTCTGATATTCAGTCAGTCGACGTCGTCAACGCATTAAGAGAAATACTCTATCCGTTAGTAAACCCGCCACACATGGATAAATCAATCAACCGCGTGCGCGAGACTGCAGTCATAGAAAGCGGAACCGTAACTACCCTGACAAACTTTGGAACCCAGCCAGCCGATGCGCTGTATAGGATCACATCACAAAACACATGGGCAAACACAGTAAGGCGTACAATATCATAAGGAGGATATATGGCAAATAACTTCAAGCGAGTAATAGATCGAATGGCATGGGTGCAAACAGCACCATCGCCAAATGCGCACGCAGCAGGTGGGGGCATTGCAACTGACCTCCGTAATGATTTATCGAGAAACCCATTTGTATACCAGCTGGTGTCAAACACAGTGCTAAACAGGTACAACGCCGTCACGAAGGGCTGGAACTTTGTCGTATCGCCAGCACTTGCCGGTACGTTTGGTGCTGGGGCGGGAGCAGTTTTTGCTCCATCGCACGGTTTGACCGGTGCAATCGCTGCAGGTGCGAGTACGACATCTATACCAACATCGACAACTATAACGGCCGTTGCGCCAAACATGTTTGCAAACCGAGGCGGGTCTGGTGAATTTGGCTTTCGTGTTCGTATTACTGGGTCTGCATCTGGAAGCTCGGGCAAGGTTGAGGAGCGTTGGATTATCGGAAACACGGGCGGCACAACGCCTACTCTGCTCCTTGATGCCGCGCTATCGTTTACGCCGGTAGCTGGCGATGTATACGAGATACTTGGCGGCCGTGTATTTATGCTCGGTTCTGGTACTCTTGCGGCTGGTTCTTGGAAGTCATTTGAGGTTGCGTCAAATACACTAGCGTCAAAAACGCAGACAAACCTCGCGGCAACAATAACCACCGACTTTGCAGCCATCGCATTAGACGAGCTCTATGTACCGTATGACAGAAAACCGGGAGAGGGATTTGTGGTGGGAGCTGGCACCTATGATGCCGGCAGTTCAAAGCTATGTCTAACGGCTACAGCCACCGCTGCGAGTACTATTACCGGTCAATCAAGTGCCGGGGATGCTGCAGTACTTGCAAACGAATATAGGAACTTCCAAATCAGGGTCGTAGAAGACACCACAAACAAGACTGCCGTTGGGCAGCGGCGCATCATTGCGTCACATACCGCAGGCCCAAGCGCAGTGTATACTCTCGGCACTGCATGGACGGTTCAGCCAAGCGCAACTGCAAAATTTGTGATTGAAAATCCCAACCTAATCGTGCTGAGGAACTCCGCAACGACGTCTCTATACACTTATAACTATGGTCCGGCAACGGTGAACAATGGCACAAACAGCATTGCTGCCGATGCATGGAGTACCACGTACTTTGCTGCAGCCGGTAACGCGCACGGTTCGGGTGTGACCATGTTCCCATCATTCGGCATTGAGCCTGATACCGCAAAGAATGCAAGGCACTCATACCTGTACTGCTTCCGTGGTGGTAACACGAGCCTTGACCTGTTCGACATAGCAGGCGGAACAACTGGTGCATGGACTAACGGTATTGTTTACGATGGCTCTGGTATGGCTACCCCAAACGTTGGAACCAGCGGGAAATATGCACCGGCTGACAATGAGGGACGATTTGGGTATATGAACATATACGTCGCCGCAGCAATTAACCAGATGTATCGTTTCGACACAAAGAACCGTGTTCTAACAGTATTTACGCCAACAGACTGGATACAAACAAGTCCTGCAGCTGCAGGTGATAGGATTGGCACCCTTGCGGTTACAGATGGAACAGATAAGTACACCGTCATTGTTCTGCTTGCTCACCAATCGACTATCACACAGGAATTGATAACGCAACAGTAAGTACTATGCAAAACATTAACAATATGGGAGAATGAAAATATGAACCAAGACCCTACTAAAAATCACATGATCTCACTCCTGTCGTCTGCACAGGGAATGACGAAACTGGCGAAGGGCGCGAGCAACGACTTTGTATCCGAGCCAACAGGCACGGTGTTCAAAAAAGAGATCTTCACATACGGTGAATGGGTTAACCCTTACTGGTGGTGGGACGGCGAGCTGACCATGACGCTCGACGCTGCGCTTGCCTACAAAATGAAAGCCAACCTTGAGAACAACGTGCTTGGTAGCAAGCTGCCTGTACCGCTCAATCATACCGGGGACGTAAAGTCAAACACGGGCGAGGTCATTGGCCTTGAGGTCGGAACCGACCGTTGCTTTGCTTACCTAGATATTCGAGATGAAGATACGGTTGCGAAAATTGAGAAGGGCCTTATCTGGGACGTTAGTATGGGCTTTGACTGGGACTATGTCTCGCAGAAAGACCAGACCTCATACGGTCCAACACTCTTTCACGTTGCGCTCACTGACGAGCCATATATCAACAACATGACAGGCTTTGAGCGCGCGGAGTTCTCGAAGCACACAGAACAGTTTGCACAGCAGTTTGCAATAAACGGAACCCCTAGTGTTATAATGTTAAGTAAGTCTAAAGTAGAGGAGATTAAAATGCTCAAACTATCAACTGTCAAAAACGATAAAGACTACGCTGTCAAGGTCACCTACAAGGACGACAAAGACAACGATGTCACAGTAGAAGTTGCTGCCGGCGCAGAGGTAAACGTACCTGAAGCTGCAGCCGACGAAGTCACAAAGCAGATCGCCGAGAGCGAAGCTCCCGCTGCTGAAGAAACCGACGAAGAGAAGGCTGCCCGCGAAGCCGAGGAAGAGAAGGCTGCCCGCGAAGCCGAGGAAGCAAAAGCTGCTGAAGAGGCTGAGGCTGCGAAAAAGGCTGAAGAGGAAGCTGCTGCTGCTGCTGCTGCCGAGAAACCAGAAGGCGAAGAAACCGCCGAGCAGAAGCTTGCAAAAGCCAACGCAAAAATTGCCGAGATGAGTGCCGAGAAAGAGTATCAAACACTCTTGAGCGCTGGCAAAATTACCCCCGCACAAAAAGAGCTGTTCCTGAGCCTTGCAAAGGTCGGGTCAGTTACCCTATCGGCCGACGTGAAAGTCGACGGCAAAGTTACTCTCGCCAAAGGTGAGGGTGGCGTCAACATCGTAACCATGCTCTCTGCTATCTTAAACGCAGGTCCTGCGCTGAAGTTAAACGCAGAGCAAGGTGCTCAGGGAGAGGAAAATAAAGTCGAGCTGAGCAAAGAGCAAGAAGAGAAGATCACAAAAATGGGCTTCAACCTTGCCACATTCAAAAAACAACTCGAAGCAGGAACAATAACTTTAAATGAAATTGAGGAGAAATAACCATGGCTGACATCACAGTCGCACGTGATCCACAAACTCAAGAATGGAAAATCGGACACTACAAAGTGAAGGCAAGCACCAAGCTTGTCGCTGGCGCTGCCGTTATGACAGATGCAAGCGGCTGGTTGGTAAACGCTGCGGATACCGCATCATGCTTGTTCCAAGGTGTCCTTGACAAATCCGTCGATAACTCTGCCGGCGCTAACGGTGCCAAAGAAGGCCGCGTTATCACGCAAGGTGCACACGATTTCGCATTTAGCGGTACGGCTACACAAGCCACCGTTGGTCAAAAGGTATATGCAGTCGACAACCAGACCGTCGCTCTTGCAGCTACCACTACGAATGACGTCCTGGTCGGTGTCGTCACTGAGTTCATCAGCGCATCCAAGGTGCGAGTCCGCATCACTCCCGGTGCCTAACAATAGCAATAAATAAAAGATAAACGGAGAACCAAGAAATGTTAGACGATCTATTTGTCAAAGGACTGCGCTCTGAATACCAAGAGGCATTCGACAACTACGTTGCTCAAAACGAAGGTGTCGCAATGCAAATCACAAGCAACGGACCATCTGAGAACTTTGCTTGGCTTGGCTCAGTGCCTCGCATGCGCCTTTTCAACGGTGAACGTAAACCTGTCAAGGTTGGCAATTACAAGTACGCAATTGAGAACGAAGAGTACGAAGCATCAATGGCTATTGACCTCAAGGATGTCGACGACGACCAGACCGGTCAGTATGCTATCCTTGCTGGCCAAATCGGTGAGTCAAGTGCTATGTTCCCAGACGAGCTTTTGTACGGCACATTGCTGCCGGGCGGGTTCTCTGGCCTAGCATACGATGGCCAGTACTTCTTTGACACCGACCACAGTGTTGGTGCGAGTGGTGTACAGTCGAACCTCATTACTGACAAGCTTGGCCCAACAAGCTTCAACGCTGCAATTGATAAGTTCTACCTGTTCAAAGACGACCAAGGTCGACCACTGAACACCAACTTGGACCTTGACCTCATCGTTCCAGTTGGCCTACGTGCTCAGGGTGAAGCGCTTGTTCAGACACGAACGCTTGCAGCTGGTGGTGACAACCCTAACTACGGCAAGGCTCGCCTCGTCGTAAACCCATGGCTTACTGATCAGGACGCTTGGTACTTGGTAAACAAGACCGGCAAGGTGAAGGCATTTGTTATTCAGAACCGCAAGCGTGAAGAGCTTTCTGTGCTCGGCCACTTGCCATCTGAAGGCTCTGTCGTAAACCAGTCTGAAGCTGAGTTTATGCGCCGCAAAGTGTACGTTGGTACATACTGGCGCGGTGCCGTTGGCTACGGATTGTTCCAGAAGGCTGTTGCCTCAACTGGCGCGACCGGTACGCTTGGCGCTTAGTCACCTGTACGCTATGAGGGGCAGCTCGCTCGCCCCTCATACTACATAAAATTAAATTAAACGGAGACCATAACCATGTCAGAAAAAACAACCAAAGT